GCCCCGGGATGCAAGGGCTTCTTTGTTGTATCCCGGAGTGGGGCAAGTTCCCCCAGTTTTGCTAACCTCAGTAAATAGAGAGGTTTAGCTCGATGAAAGACTTCCATCTCTCACCAATTCTACGCATTTCTGCGTAGGTAGGCGGGATATAGTCCCAACTCGAACTATACCGCACCTTAATGCTGGTCTGTCGTCGAACATTACTTCGAATGACGACTCTACCAGCCCTAAGGGTACCTGCTACTGCGGCCAACAAGACTGCATTGTGGTTGGGAAACCAACCACGCAATCGAGGTGGACGAGACTCAACGTCAGAAAGGTCGTAGGAAATAGGTCGATAAGCCATGACGCGGTATTTAACCCCGCCAGTGAACTTATTGAATTTCTTTCTTTCGACACTTCTCAGTGGAACCTTGACACCACCATCATCCATCTCATCAAGCGGTATTGGCAAAAGCCGCAACCCTTTAAGGAGATAAGCGATAGTATTGCAAAGTTTAATACCCCACTGAGCTGACCAACGATTAAGCCTGTTGATCGCAGAGTACCTGTCACCAGATGTTAGCAGCGTTTTTAAATAAACGCCGCGAACATTGTAGCCACTATAATAATCGTGGCCACATGACTCGCGGAAAAGTCCTGTATTAAAGGACTTGTTCACGTTAACGCTAAAGCCACAAATTGATAGCATCTTAACCATAAGGCCATAAGCCTTATTTGTTACTATGATATCATCGCCAAAAACAGCGAAGTTGCCTAGCGAATGTTTTGAAGGACGATGGATAGGAATATCCAGGGCCTTGTAAACACCGTGAACTACAGCAGAGAAGAATATCGTTTGAAGGGGAAATGTAAAAGCATTCCCCATAGACGATACCATGTGTAACGCCACCTCACTCCCATCTGGAAGGATGGTAACTGGACAGCGAGTAGCTCCTAAAATATTAGCAACATATTTAGGGAACATCTCGTTAACCAGAGTGAGAGACATTGAGTCGGAAGCCGATGATAGGTCGATAGTACCAAACCTACCATCTTCTGACCCAAGCCGAGCTAAGATGCGATTCTTATCGGGTTGATTTGACAGATCGATACCACAGATCTGTCTAAGTCTTCCCTCAAGAACAGCACCTATACCCTTCTGAAAAAGCATATTCAGAACGGGCTCGGTACATATGGTTCTGCTGATTTCCGACGTCTTAGGTACAAAACTAAGGCGACTCCCTCGAACAACTGTGCTTTCCCTATACTCTTGTCTTCTAGACTCAACGGAAGACCAGAGTGGGTCAGACGCAATTCCCTGCTTAAATAATACATGCAGGCCTGTACTTGTCGCAGACATAAGCGAGGTACCGACTTTCGATAGAAAATCAGTACCAAAAGAGCCTATGTTTGATCCGTTACCAAAACCATAACCCTTCGAAATACTATCCCAGTTAAGCACATGATAGGGTAATTTACTATCACAGCTTTGATCGGAATTGTAGAAGAAGCGATAGATAAAATCTTTCGCTTCCCCGAGAGCTATGGCCTCAATTTCGGACATCTCAGATGGACCGGGTAAACGGAATACCCTGCACTTTTCATTTATTTCAATGAAAAGCTTAAGAGCGTTGCTGTTAGCCTTTTCAAGATCTGCGGAATCCTGAAATTTCTTCAGGAAGGCAGACCTCAAGGACTGAATGGCAACAACCTTAACGGGCATTCCAGGATAGGGACTAATCGTCCCATCCCATCCAGATGACAACAAATCAAGATCGAGTAAAACTGGCAAGTCGGCAGCGAAATCTCGCATGATAGCTCCAGTTCTCGTACAAGCAAAAAGAATACATCTCCTAGCCTTTCAGCAGGGAGACGTAGCCCGATTGATAAGTCAAACAACAGACTACACGACGCCGGAGACACAAGTGTCTCCAACGCCAGCAGTTTGCTGAGCGACAGCACCAAAATGGGCAGACAACGCTGCACGGATGTTAGCTGCGTCAGCCGTGTCACTTCCAGCCGGAATATCGATCACAGTAGTGATCTGCATATTCGCGAATGGTTGACCGGTCAGCACAGTAACACCTTTGCGCGTTATCAGCTTGAACGAGTTCCGAGGCACGTCCTTAATCAAGCCGGTCGTCGGATTAGGCTTTCCGAGAAAACGGAAAGCCTTAGGCCGAAAGAACGTCAGGGTGAAGGGCGATGACATCGAATGCGTCGTAACGCCAGCCTGGGTACCACCGAGCGCCGTGACTGCAACTTGCTTCCCAGTAACATCGGGAGCAGAATCCGTCACATGCGTATAGGTAGGACTCGTAAAGCCAGTTTGCGCAGCCCCTGTAATAGGGGACGTTAGAGCGAAGCTCATCTTGAAACCTCAAAGAAAGACCTTGTAATGGCATATTATTTATGCCAATTGTGGGGTCGTTGTGGTTGGATACCTGTCGCCGAACCGAGAAGACCAGCAATGTTACCAAGCTGACCATCGGAAAGGCTAAACTCGAATTGAAAATTCGGGAGAGACATACCCGAATCTTTCCATCGAGAAACAAGTTTCCGCTTAACTTCGCAGGTACTTTGACTACTGCTACTTTGAGTGCACACAGTCCAAGGCAGGTGACCCTTACCTGTGGCTTCCGCGTCAACTTCAAGAGTACCATGTAAACTGGTCTTCCTGATAGTTGATACGTTAACCCAAGCAAGGTTCGACATGTCGACGACCGATGCATCAAGTATATCACCAATATTGGTGAAGTAGTCAGCGAGAAACGACCAGGGAAGTAACTCCCAGGCGGCTGGAACAAACTGGCCTAAAGTCAGGCCAAAGCTGTTCATTCCATCCTCCCACATGGGCGCTTCGACTTGAGTGTAAATCGCTCCTTTGTAACGCACTTTATGCTGCTCTCTAAAAATACCGCGAGTCGTCCTAAGATACGGACCACCAACGTATTGATAGACAGCACCTGGCCGTTGAAAGCCAGAAAGTGTGCCCGTGAGATCATAATTTAAGGCAGAGCTAGCGGAAATTTGTCTCATTCCGTTTCGTCTGCTATTAATTAAATGATTCCACGCATTGCCAGCTGCCTTTATATCATTGATTAAAGGCATCCAGCCAAACGAGTGCTCAAGCCAGAGATTGCTGATGTTCTGCATCCACGAATTAGGACGACCTTTCTTCGCATCTTTCATGCGATTAAGATAGTTCTGCATCGCGTCTTGCAGGCCAGCAGCTGGTCTTCGCAACATACGGAGAGTTTCACGAAGTTCGCCGAGGAAAATCAAACCCTGCATCTGGGTTCGAGTTGCCCCGACGGCTTTATAAAACTTACCGCGTGCTAAGTTAATGCACTTTGTCATATCAACTTGCGGATCCCTTGGAAGCCAGCTGGTAACGTTATTAGAAATAATAACGTCCCCGCCAATTTCAAAGCAATACGTGTATTGTTGATATTGACCGTCATTACGCTTAAACTTAAGCGTAGATAGCGGCATGGGTGTGTACTCAATGGAATCCCACTGTGCAGTCATATCAGTGGTAGCATTTTGACCCTTTGCAATAACTTCACGCCAGCCTGGTAGGCTCGTCCCCGATCTCGTACGTACGGCAGTGCGAATAAAATTCGCATTTTCGTAGTCCGGTTTCGTGTTCGGATCCAACCATTGCCGGCCGAAGCTATGCGCAGGAAAAGAAATGCTTGAGTCCTTGGTACTCACTTAGACAAAGCCGGCTTCGTATCTGCAGTAAACGGAGCCGCACCAACCGCAGCATCAACTGCAACTTGCGTTGCATTGGCTGCGTCCACCAGCGATTGCTGGTAGGCACTGAAGCGTGAAGAAAGCCCGGAATTCAAGCCGGCAATGAGCGTAGCGCCGCCAGCAGTGAAAACACTGATGGCAGCACATACTACCATCGCCCTTTTGAATAAATCGGACATCTTTAACTCCTTCAGGTTGGTGGATTAGGAAAGCGGACTTGCTAGGTCCACCTTAGTAGTTCTACTCGCAATTATGGGAAACCATTCTCACGAACGAACTACGTGAACAGTCCTTTTATTTATTCAAGGAAAGTCCCGAAGAGTAGCAAACTCTTCTAAAGGCCCCCGAAA